TGCTGTTCAGGATCTACATCTGGTATTATCTTCCACTCAGTATCTTGACGAGTTGTCGGATCACAGCTTCCATAAACAATTTTTATATCTTCAGGCTTATCTACATTAAAATCTATAAGGTCATCATAGTAAGGACCTACTTTAGTTTTGAATGTAAGAGATAACATTCTCTCACAATTCTCTGAACTTAAATCTTTAGAGTAAGGTGCACTTTCAAATCTAGTACACTCCCCATTAAAACAGATGAGGAGTATAGCTACATGAAATAATTCAAGCATTAAAATTTAAACTCTTGTTCAAAAAATATAATACCATCATCATCTATGTTAGTATTAAACTGATTCATATCTTTACCAGTTTCTCTATCCCAACCAAATTTAAAAGTATTACCACTTACTTGTTTATATTTTCCAAACAATCTCATTTTACTTTTCTCATCTTCGTCCATGTCAAAATAATATCTGTAACCTGCTGACCAACCCGGAAGTGTACTGTATCCATTATTTACTTCTTGTGCTTCTGCTTCAACAGAAGGCTTCATAAATACAACACCACCAATTATTATTCCAGCAATTATTACAATCGCTATCCAAAACATTTTAGTCATCTTCTATCCTTTTTTTTATTATTGTTATAAGCTTGTCCTTCGATAGTTCAATACCACTTATAGTACCAACAATCTGCTTATAATGGTTATAGTCTTCTATTGCTCCTGATGCAAGCATATCTTTTAAGTATTCTTTTTCTTTATCAAAAGCATCTTTAATCTCATCAAACATATCCATTAAGTTTTAGCTTTTTTCTTAGCCGTTGCACTTAACTCTTTTAAATGAAACAACTTTACAGAAGTCGGTGTATGGGTCTTTCCTGTATGAAGAGAACCATCTGCCATCTTATGAGTCTTGCCTTTAAATAAAGTTCCATTTTTTTTATAATGATTAACACCTTTCATGTACTTTTTTTACCTTTCTTTTTATTTTTCTTTTTATCCATGGCTATAGCTACAGCTTGCCTTTGTGGATAACCTGCATCAATAAGTTCTTTAATATTATAGTTAACAGCTTCTTTACTTTTACCTGTCTTTAAGGGCATCAGAATTTTCCACTTCACTAATTTTAATTAAGTTATCAATAGCTCTTTCAGCTTGCTTCTCATCTTTTTCATCTCCTTGCTTCTCAGCATCAAGAGCAAGACGAGCAGCTAACTCAGCATACTTAGTACTTATTTCAGTATTCTTTACTTCAAGTTTACCAGCTGCATCTAAAGCTTTAATAGCTACTTCATCTTCTTTAAGATTAACTTCACGATCTTTAATAGCTAAAGTTGCTGCATCTTTCGCTGCATCTATCTCTACTCTTTGCTCATCCAGTTCAATACGTGCTTTCTCATTCAGTAACATTTGTTGTTCAGGAGATACAGCAGCTTGCATATTCATATTAGCTTGAGCAATTTCTTGTGCAGCTTGAGCCATAACCATTTCCATAGTTTGTGGATCATTAGCAACACCACTTGCTTGTACCATACCACCAAGTTGTTCTTGGTACTGTAGTAGTATATGTTCACGTATGTTAGCTTCAAGAAGAGGTTTACCCTGAGCCATTAAAGGATTACCACCTATTGCAGGGTCTTCCATGAATGCAGTCTTAAAGATAATATGTGCTTTATGATTCTGTCCCGGATAAGCTTTAATAGGTTGTCCTTGACTTAGTGCCATGATATCACCCATTGGATCTCTTGGTTCTGCTTTAGGTTCCGGTGGCATAACTTGTTCTAGATTAGGAAAGTTTAATGCTAGTAATACTTCACGATACAAAGCTCTTGTATCAAAAGTACCCGGAGGTGTTTGTTGTGCCAGAGATAAAGCCATTTGACTCAAGGCTGCTCTGTGTGCACTACTTGGTATGTTAGGATCAGATACCGGTGATACATCTATTCTACCATCAAAGTCTTGTTTAAATATAGACATGTCTCCACCTATAACTTCGTAAGGATAGTTAGGTGGTAAGAAGTCATAATTAATTTGTGCCAGTAACTGGAACTCATCTTTCTGAGACTTGTGTAATCTTTTATGAATAGCTGTAAAGAACTTACTACTTGCCTCTATCAGAGCCATGGTAGTACCTACTGGTCCTGCATTTGTTGAATCTGCTATAACTTGTTCTGTAGAATCAGCAAACTTACCACCAGTCTTTACAACAAAGTCCATCATAGCCATAAGAGTTTGTGATGGTTCTTTGTAGGGTAAAGGTATGATAGCTTTACTTAGGTCAATGCCGGTAGCTTCTACCTCCTTGAACTCACCCGGAGCTATAGGAGCATTGTCTCCGACCATTCTAACACCTCTTGCCTTGAAGCCACCCGGTAGATTAGCAAACTGACCAGCATCTACTAGTGATCGCATGGCAGTTGTTGCTGTCATAGTTAAGTTACCAAGGAAATGTATAAGGCCTAGACCATAGAAACCAAAGCCCGGTACATACTTATAGTGTGTAAAGTGTAGTTTCTTCTGGAACTTAGGATCATTCTCATCATAGTTTCTACGTATACATAGTATCTTTCTAGATTCAAGGTCTGCTGTTACAACATATGGTATAGCTACACCTTCATCATCATCATCTAGATTTAAATAACAATGTTGTTCCAGTAAAGTATATTGAGGATCATTAGCTTCTCCTTGAGCTATTCCCATAATCTCATCCATCTTGGAACCAATAGGAGTCTGTTCTGGTACACCAGCTTTAGGTAAGTCTACATCAGCATACATGCCACTTGCTATATCTCTTTTAATATCGTTTGGAGATTTGTAAATGACATGAGTATACCTATCTGCTCTACGTAAATCTGTTGCATAGTATGACACATAGAATTGGTCTATAGGTATGTACTCAGATACCGGACGTTCTAATGTCATATCATAATAAATTTTCTTGAAAGAGGAACCAACTAGTGGTAAGTTAAAAAGCATTCTTTCAAACTCATCAAAGTATTCTGGCATCTGATCAGTCAACTGGTAGTTCATGAACTGTTTAACACGTTGTGCTTGCATTTCACGTTCCGGTGTTACCTTACCTAGTATTGCTGATTTAACTGGTCCTCCTGAAGGAAAGAGTTCTTGGCTGGCTTTGGATTGAAACTTTACAGCTGATTCAATCAAGAGTGGGTGAACTGCAGTACATGCTCCTTCAAAAGGATCACTTGTTTCTTGGAGTTTTAAACCAAGAAGATCGAATCCTCTTTCAAATGTTTCTTCCCATTCTGCTCGGGAATCTTTATCCGCTTCATATCCATCTATAACTTGCATACCTATCTCTTGTAATTTATCTTCATCAAGAGTATCTACTAAGTTATCAAAGTGTTCTCCTATCATAGGCTCCACTTCAAACTCTTCTTCACCTTCTATTTCAAACTCAACCTCATCATCTGGTGATATTTCATTTAATTTAACTTCTAGTTCATCAAGGGCTACAGACTCTTGCATACCTTCAAATGGATTACGTTCTATAGCCATTATATTATCCTTTGTTTATTAATTGTAATAAGGGTTTCTTTCCATTAAAGAACCCCCTCCTGATTTGTTTATTCCTAAAATTTTATCTACTCTTTTTATAGTTGCAGGAGTAGGATCAGTATGCCACTTATCTAAATATAATTCTCTAAGAGCATTTACATCTTTCTTTTCTATAATTTTTTTAATTAATGCATCCGAACCTGTTCTTTCAAAAATATCAGCAAAAAATATATCTTTTTGTTGATCTCTATCTAATAATGTAGGGTCTCCATGTTTCTTTGCTTCGTATAACCAAGAAGGTACTTCTTCATCAGAATCTTCATATTGATTTATAGCTCGGTTCACACCTGTTATAAAAGCTGGTTGACCTTTTTTAGGATTAGTTAGCCATTGCCATTCTCCTCGTGCTGAAGAATTATCTTGTTTATTAATAGACTTAGGATTATTATTACTTTCTATTTGTCCTATAGTATCAGCCATCCAATTTAAATTAGTAACTGAATCTTCTCCTTGCATATCTATATCGGTAAACTGTTCTCTTTTTTGTGCACGATTAAATACTCTATCAGTTATAGAAGGTGCTTGAGTAACTTCTGATACTTCTTCAACTACTTCTTCATCACCACCTGTAAATTGTCTTAGTATATCAAATAATCCCATTAGAAATTCCAATACGTTTTGTTTTTACTTGGCTTACTTTCATACTCAGGATCATCTGGATGTGTCAGGTGCCAAGAATCTTTTAAGTAATGTATAGCCATGGTCATTGCATCCACTTGATCATCATGTTTACCATAGGGAAACTGTATTGCTTCAGCAAATAAATCTTCTG